TGTCTCACTTAAATCTTTAGCAACATCACGTTCCCACGCGTTACCTTTTTGCTTTGCAGCACTCGGCATATATAATTACTTATCACTTAGCTAGATCTTGCAAGTTTATAGCTTGCTTAACTGCATCTAACGGTATTTTTTCTGTCCAATAATTACCCTCATCAGCTGGATTGAGTTCAGGTAATTTATCTCTATCTAACACTAATATATAACCTCTACCTTTCTGTTTATATTCATGAAACGCAAATCTCCCAGCTAATTGTATATCAGCTGATACATATGAACCTGTAATACCTTTGCGCGTATTACCAACTCCTCGAGAAACTACAAATCCATTTTTTTGTAAATTTTTATATTCAGCAGAAGATATACCTCTATAAGCTTCATCTGGTTTACTTTGAAATTTAGCAATATTAGCAACTATATTTTCATGCTCTTCTCCCTCTGGCGGAAATAACAAATAATCATATATTGTTTTACTTTCATTTAACTTCTTTTTTTTCTTTTTCTTTTTCTTTAAGTTACCTTTACGACTTATAGTAGCTCCTAATGCTTTTGGTAATCTAGCATCTCCAGATGCATATGTATCACTATCATTATAATCCCCTCCACCTTGTCCACCGGTAGGAGCTATACCTGCAGACGAGACAGTATTATCAGTTAAATAATGAGTTACTAATTGATCAAATAATTTAAGAGGCATTTTAATTATTTATTTCTTAAAGATTAATTACTTGCAATCTATAAAAAATCACTAGAATAAATATATGAATATTGATGAGATTATTGAGCAGTATACTATAGAATCTAGTATTGATACTAATATCGATAGGCTCAATGTTACTGATGTACAGGAAAAACTAGTTAATAATAAACATAAATGGTCAGCTCGTCTTATAAATCATAAAATTAAACTTAATAAATATAAAAATTTACGTTTATCTATATTAGAAGAAAAAATAGATGAATATCAAAATACTCAACCGGTAATGGTAAATAGATCTATTGCTGAAAAAGCTGTAATTAAAAAGAAAGATATAAGAGAAATTGATAATAAGATAAATAATGAACTTCTAATTATACAACACGTAGAAAACATTTATAAAAATATAAGCTTTGCTACTAACGATATTAAAAACTTAGTAGAATTAATGAAGCTTGAAATGCAATGATTAATATTATTTTTCACTCATGCGCGCAAGCTATAATTGAAGGTCCAGAATTAAACATAATAAGAGAACACTTTAGTGTCAAAAATGATGCTGCGCACTTTCAAAGACGGATGGGCAGGTTTGTACCATCACGAACTTATGTAATAACAAATCAAGGAAGAGTAGATATAGGTCTCATACAAGAGATACAAACCTTCTGCTTATCTAAAAATATACAATTATTAATTGAAGATAAAGTTAGTTCAATACTCGAACCATCTATATCAAAAAATAAAATTAATAATTATAATTTAAGTCTTACATTCAGAAATTATCAACAAGAAATAATTGATAAATGTATTCATGCAGGTAGAGGTACAGTAGTATTAGCTACTGCGGGTGGTAAGACCCTTACTATGGCAGGTTTATTAGAATATTATTATCAAAATTTTAGTAAAAATTTTAAATGTTTAATTATTGTGCCTGATCTAGGATTAGTAAATCAAACCAAAGGAGATTTTAAAGATTATAAAACATCTTTTACTACATCAAAATGGACTGGTAAAGATGAACTCAACCTATCAACTAATGTTATTGTTGCAAACCTAGGTATACTACAAAGCTCAAAGCAGGATATATCGTGGATAGAACATATTGACTTACTCATAGTAGACGAAGTACACAAACTCAGACGTGGTAACAAAGTAAATAAAATTTTATGTAAAATAAAAACAAATAACAGGTTTGGTTTTACAGGCACTCTACCTCCAGATAATTTAGATAAGTGGAATATTTTTGGCAAGATAGGTCCTCAGCTTTTTGAAAAAATGGCTCACGAATTACGAGATGAAAAGTATGTTGCTCCTGCAAAAGTACACGTATTAGAAATAAATTATAGTACACCTACTAATCAGATATATCAGGGAAATAATAGTAATGCTTTTTATTTACAAGAAAATGAATTTATAAGAAGTAATACATATAGAAATAATCTTATATCTAAACTATGTAATAAGCTCGACAATAATGCCCTTATACTTGTTGACTATATTGAACATGGGGAATTATTAACAGCAGCATTACAAGAAGTATGCAAAAAGAAAAAAGTGTATTTTATACAAGGTAGCGTCGATACTGACGAGAGAAAGAAAATACAAAATTATATTGAAAAAAAGAAAAATATAGTCGTTGTCGCAATATCAAAAATATTTTCTACAGGTATTAATATTAAAAATTTACACTATATAGTTTTCGCAGGAGGTGGTAAAGCTAAAATTAAAATCGTACAAAGTATCGGTAGAGGCTTACGGTTGCATACCAATAAGAAAGAGCTTATAATATTTGATATCGCTGATAACTTACGTTATGGTCAGCGACACGTAGAAGAACGTCTCGCATTATATGATAATGAAGACATAAAATATAATTTTACTACCTACAATGAAAAAAAAGAAAAAGAATAAAAAAGCATATTATGTTAGTCCAAAAGAATTCCTACAAGCTTTAAAAGACTATTATCAAACAGATGATTTTGTAGACTCTTTAGCTGAATCGGTATATAAAATTGCTGTTGGATTAAGTTATTCTCCGAACTTTATAAATTATAGTTATAAAGATGAAATGATAGGAGACGCGGTAGTAAAAATGATAGCTGCTGTAAAAAATAAAAAGTTTAATCTCGAGTCTACATCAAATCCATTTTCATATTTTACAACAATAGCTTATCACGCGTTTATTAATAGAATTAAAAAGGAAAAGAAATATAGAGAAACTATAAATGACTATCAAGAACAAATATATGGTCAGTTAGCTACAGAAGGAGATATACCTAAAAAAGCTCCACAAAAAGATTACGATAAAGAACTTTATTATTAATGGAAAAATATAAAATCGCCTTTTTTACAGATTTACATATTGGTGTACATCAAAATAGCGAAAAATGGTTAGATGTAACGTATGATTGGGCTAAATGGTTTACATCTGAACTTAAAAATAAAAATATAAACAAAGTAATTTTTGGTGGTGATCTGTTTCATTATAGAGATGAAATCAGCGTAAAAACATTACACTTTACAGATAAACTATTAGATTTATTTAATGATTTTGAATTATATTTAATACCAGGTAATCATGATGCATATTATAGAGATAATTCTACAGTACATTCTTTATCTATATTAAGAAATAGAACAAATGTAAAACTTTTCGATAAGCCTGCATCTTATAATTTAGCGAGCAAACAAATAGGTTTTTGTCCTTGGGGTACATCTATACAGGAAGTACCTACTGATTGTGACTTAATTGTAGGACATTTTGAATTAGAAAACTTTAATTTTAACAATCACAAAGTTTGTGAAGAAGGAATTAAATCTACAGAAATACTTAAAAAGTCAAAATTAATTTTTACTGGTCATTTTCATAAAAGACAACAACGAGTTTTTAATAATGGTACTATAATATACGCAGGTAATCCATTTGAAATGGATTTTAATGATATAAACGATCAAAAAGGTTATTACATTTTAGATTTTGAACAAGAAAATATTATTAATAATGCTAAAAAATATGGTAGAGTTGTAATAGGATTACTAACAGATTCTGCAATTGCAAGTTATAAAAGATTACCAGCTTTAAACTATG